ATCACGACCTCTGATTGCTCCTCTGATCTGTGATCCGTCAGCCAGTCTTTGTGTACCAGCTGTATTAGTTGCTGTCGGTGTGTAGGTATTAATATCTTCTTGATCTGAGAATCTCACAAACATATCATCTTGAGTTGTTGGATCACCAATAGTTGTTTCTGTTCCAAAAAACACTAAGTGACGATCCGGTGTAGATACTAACATATGTCTTGATGCTGTTGGTGCACCAGATATAATTGTTGCTCTTGAATTTGTTGCATCTGTTGCTGCAGAGTTCCATTCAAAAACAGCACTATCATGAATTAAACAAATTGCTTTATCACCAAAATTATCAAGTGACCACATTCCTGGTTCAATAACTAAGTCTCCTGACGCAGCCTCACCCCAAGCAACAAACTCTGATGTATTTGTAACTGTTGCTCCAGAACTATGTGTTGCAGCTGTAGTTCCTCTTACCTCTCTTGTAACTCCCGTTAATTCTTTTGATGCGCTGATACCTGTATAAGATATTTCTTCAGTTCCTATTTTTACAAAACTTGTACCTGCTGTTGGAAATAAAGCATCGTTAACTAATATAATACCTGTTGTTTGTGAAGAGTTGATACCTGCAGATAAGGTAGTTGTCGCAGCACCTACATCTTCACCACCCCAAGATCCAAGAGACCAACCAAAACCTTTTGCTTGCACTGCTGGTCCTACAGGATAATAATGTTGGACTCTAATGCCACCCGATGTTGTTGCACCAGATCCTGTTTCGTTAGATGGCATTGTAATAGTTAATGTTGTAGAAGTTGGCACAGATGTTACCATAAATTTTTTATTATTAAAATCAGATGCACCAAAATTAGAATTAGTTATTGTAGAAAAATTATCTAATAAAATAATATCAGATGCAGATATATTGTGATCTGAACTAAATGTTATTGTTACAACTGCTGATCCATTAGTTGTGCTAAATGCACTTGTAAGTGTGGTTGTAGCTTTAATAGGATGTATGTCATAATATGCACCGCCAGAGTATGCATATAAAATTCTGTTTGTGCCGATAATTGCATATTTTCTAGCTGAGCTGTTTACAAAATGATGAAGTCCACGACCAGCACCTGTAAGATTATCTGATCCTAATTGTGACCAACCACCTATTTTTTCAGGTGTACCATATCTAAATCTAACATTATCACAATCTACCCATTGTCCTTCTGCACCTGTGGGTGTGAGTTGTTTATTAATTCCTGGCTGAAAACCTATCTTTTGTAACATAATAAATCCATGTATAGCAAATTTATTACTTGTTTAACAGAGTAAAAGCACGGGGGTGTGGTTGTGGTGGACCCCCGTACCAGTCTATTTTATAGACTATTTTTTAGGTGTAGTCAACTTCATACCTTTAAACCAGGCTGGTAAACCTAATAAGGGTCTTTTATCTAATGCGTTTTCTTTGGCTGTTTTTGAATTAGCTTTATTATAATGTAAAAATACTTGACCACAATCTTTACCTATAAATTCTTCTCGCCAATGTTCTAAATCACAACCAGAATAAATTAACATATCACCTGGTTTAAGATCTACTTTAATACCTGCTTGACCTGTTTTACCTGTTGGATCAAGATAGATTGGCCATGGGTCACCACCTAAATTTAATGTTGTAGATATTTCACAAGAATATCTATCTTTGTGTCTAGCCAATATATCCCCATTTTTATAAATTCTAGCGTAAGAATATGTTTCACTTAATTTTAATCCTGTATGTTTTTCCATAACAGGTTTTACCTCTTGTAATAATGTTTCCATTGCAATGTCACTATAATGTGAATAAGTATTTGGAACTTGTTCATCATTCCATATACCCCAATAATCTGTAAATGGAGAAATATACCTTTGATCAAATAATACTCTTGCAACGTTTCTTTTGTTTTTAAAATATTTATATACAAAGTCTGCCAACTCTTTTGAGATAGCTCCTTTTAAAACACTATATTTATTTTTTTTAAACGACATTTAAAACTCCTTTCGGTATTGCTTGACAGTTCCAATGTATAAATCTAAATGGGTTATAACCCATGTCTACAATGTACTGATGAGGTAAGTATGATGGAAAAAACATTATTCTACCTGGTTTAACTTTATAATTAATTTGAGATGATGCATATGTTATTTTTGTTTTGTCTTTTTCTGGTAACAAATTCATAACATTACCTGGTCTTGGATCTTCAAACATGGGCAAAGATGTGGACTCGTCTGCTTTTAGAAAATAAAAACCAGACATATGACCATTCCAATGTGTGTGTAAAGTGTGATGTCCTCCACCTTTTTTTGCAAACTCTTGTACCCACATTTCTGTAATAAATATTTGATAATTTGTTAAATCAAAACCCATTTCATTTAATAAATTATGTGCAGTTGCACCTACATAGTTTTGTAATTCTGCAAAATTAGGATCACCAATTAATGTTGTCGAATGAAACACGTGACCCATATCACCCTTGTCACCAAATTTTTTATTACGTTCATCAATAGCTGATTTCAAATTTTTCTTAGCTGCTTCAATGTATGAATCTGATGCTTTGTTTAGTTTATCAACAAAACTAGGTTCATCTGCAAACCATATAGGAGATGCAAAATATTGTTCTTGATTTAATTGTTTTGGAAAAGATAATAAATTTTCTTTTTTTATTTTTTGTTTTCTAGCTTTAGCTTTTTTCTTTTTCATATTTTTTTATTTAAATGGCCATCCTAAATTCCAGATTACCAAACTGTTACGCTCTCCACTTTTAACTGGACATACTCTATGCCAGACAAATGAAGGAAATACAACTAAAGATCCTTTAGGCAATATTTCTGTGCATTTCCTAACATTTCTTTTCTTATCTGGATCCATGTTTCTAAAATCAAATTCTAATTCACCACCTTTATAATCTTTTGGATCTGATAAACTAACTGTTACAGATAATTTTCTTATTTTACCATGTGATGCATCACCCTCTTGTCTTTCATATGGTTTATCCCAACCATCACAATGCCAATCATAATACTGACCTTTTTTATATTTTGTAAATTGACAACTTTCTGAAAAATCCCATTGAAAATTCCAACCTGCATATGCATTTGCTTGATGAACATAAGGTTGTATTTCTTTATAAACCCATCTATCATTCATCCAAACAATATTAGAATCTCTTTTCTTTTTTAAATCTTTTATTTGTTTTTGATTTAATTTTTTACCATGATCATAGCCACCAGTTCTAGCCATTTGATCTTGAAGTTGTTGACCATATTTTACAATGTCATCACAAATACGAGAAGGTATAGCTGATTTAAAATAATAATAATAGTTTGTAAGGTTCATATATCTTTATGAACTTAATATAACATTTCTTATGAAACTGTCAATGTGCCTGAAGCTGTAAATTTAGCTAATTTATCTCCACCAGGATGAGTTGAAATTGTTGCTGACGGACTTGGACTAGCAGAAAATGTAACTGCACTTGGTCCTCTAATTATAACTATTCCACTTCCACCTGCACCAGAAGTTGTGTCACCTGGATCTCTTGTTCCACCTCCACCGCCTCCTGTGTTGACTGTACCACTTTGAACACCACCACTACTTTCATTACCACCATTTCCACCACCACCTGCGCCTCCACTTCCAGCAGTTCCACCACCACTAATACTACCACCACCTCCGCCAGCGTAGGATGTATCAGGTCCTAAAATTGTATTTGGTGCACCAGCTCCACCACATTTACCAGAACCACCACCAGCAGTAGCTCCACCTCCACCACCACCATTTGAACTAGCACCATTTTTACCAGCGTTTCCTTGAGGAGGAGTTGTTGGAGGAGTATTACCTGGTGCTCCAGAATTAGACCAACCACCTCCACCACCAGAACCACCAGAACGTCCAGCTAGACTAGCATTACCTCCACCACCTCCACCACCAGTAGAAGTTATGGTTGAAATACCAGTTCCTGATAAAGCACTATCTGAACCATCACCACCTGCTTCACCATCTGATCTTGCAGCACCACCAGCTCCTACAGTTATTGTATAATCTCCAGGATCAAAAGTTAAAGAAGAAGCTTGTAATGGACTAGGTCCGAATCCAGAAGCTCTATATCCACCAGCTCCACCACCACCAGCTCTATTTTCACCACCACCGCCACCACCAGCGACTACTAAATAATTTATAGAACCAAAAACTAATCTTGGCCATGTTCCTTCACTCTGTGCACTAAATTGACTTTGCATTGACCACACACCACTTGCTTTATTTATTTCTTTAATTGCTATGATACCAGATCCACCGGCTCCTCCAGCTGTAGGAGCAGAACCACCAGATCCACCTCCTCCACCACCTGTGTTAGTTGTTGCAGTTCTTTCAGGAGAAGGGGCATTTCCGTCACCACCGCCACCAGTTCCACCAGAACCACCTGAAGATGTTCCACCACCAGCTCCTCCACCAGCAAGTGTTGTTTGAGGTATACCTGGAAACGATGGACTAAAATCTGTTCCTGCTCCACCATCTCCTCCAGCACTACCGCTTGGTGCTCCTCCACCAACAGCAGAATGACCTCCTCCACCACCAGCACTTCCTGTTGAACTACCATTGGGTCCACCATTATTTCCTTCTGGGGGAGTAAAACTACCTTGATTTCCGTCTCCTGCAGTATTACTAGCGCCATCACCACCAGCACCACCACCTGATCCTCCATCTCCGCCACAACCTTGACCACCTGGTCCACCACCAGTTGCTGTATAAGTTGTGCAACCTATAACTAAAGTTGAATTACTACCTTTACCACCACTAGCAGAATCACTACCTGCGCTACCTCCAGCACCAACAGTCGCTGCTCCTAAAGCAGTATTTCCACAAACTGGAATACTTTCAATATTTCTAACACCACCTGCTCCACCTCCACCACCAACTCTAGCTGGAACAGATGATGATCTACCACCACCTCCTCCACCACCAGCTACTAATAAAATATCAACAATTCTTGTTCCTGGCTGAGTTGTAGCCATACTAGGTGAACTAGAAGTTTTAGATGTAATTGTATTTTTTCCAAACGAAGTTGCATTCGTTTTTCCAACTACTCCACCGTTTGATGTACCGCCGCCTCTAGGCATTTAAGTGTCCTCCTATTCGGACACCCAAGCTGTGCCATTCCAATCGTATTTGGTAGGTGTTTCCGATTCGTCGTTTGATTTGATTGCTTCCCAACCTTTAGTGTTGTCAGCGTTATATTTATCCTCGTTCCAAGAAATTAAATAAGACCAAACAACTGGATCTTCACCATCATCAGTAATTGATGGTCTTGTGATAGGTGCTTGCCAATCGTCATTATCATCTAATGACCATGAAGCATAAGGTTGTTTTGTTAAAAATTTATCTTTTACAGGATCATAAATCATTCCTTTTCCTGCATATTGTTTTCTAAAATTATTGTTGTAAGAAGTTTGTTTCCAAATTCCACCTTTAAAAAAATTAATACACCATGTTTCTCCATCAACATGCATGTCTGAAGGAACCACATCGTTTCCAACTACCACAACTCTTTGTACAACTTGATGTGAATCTGACGTAAATCCAGTCGGATCTGTCATTGCTTTTAATTCTGCGAAATGTGCCATATTTTTACTCCTTAAATTTTATATTTATATTTTAATTTTACTATACTGTCAACGTTCCAGATACAGTAAATCTTGCTACTTTACATCCTCCAGCAGGTGCTGGTAATGTTGTTAAAGTATTAGTTCCTGGTGCAACTGCTAAACTTCCTGGTGCATCCGTTGCTGATATTCTAAGCACAACTACTCCTGATCCACCAGCTGCTCCTATTCCTGTTGGCCCAGATCCAGGTGGAGCTGTTCCTCCACCGCCTCCACCACCGCCAGTATTAGCTGTTCCTGCTACTCCATTCATACTAGAACCATCACCACCTTCTCCACCACCACCAGATCCACCAGCTCCACCAGCCCCTTGAGTATTTTGTTGTGATCCAGCTCCACCACCTCCACCACCAGCATAAACTACTGGAGATCCTGTAATAGAATTTGCTAAACCATCTCCACCAGCTCCTGCTTGTGATCCACTTGGATTAGCTGATCCTGCTTCACTAGCTCCACCACCACCAGCTCCAGCAAATCCATCTGGAGAACTTTGAGTTCCTGTTGATGTTCCTCCTGGAAATCCTTGAACAGGTGCTCCTGGAGAACTTAATGATGGTGTATTACCAGCAGATCCAGAAGTATTAAATCTACCTTCCGCACCTCCACCAGAACCTCCTGTTTCTCCACCACTATTATCTTGGAATCCACCTTTACCACCACCTGTTGAATGAATATATCCTACTTTACTATCATTACCTGAAGTTCCACATGCTCTTGTTGCAGGTGCACTTGGTGTTGCTGTTCCTCCTGCACCAATTGTAATTGCGTTTGGTCCAGGTTGTAAAAAAATTTTTTCTCCTCCTGGAAAAGAAGTTCTAAATCCACCAGCTCCTCCTCCACCACCTCTTTGTTGTCCACCAGCCCCACCACCTGCTACTATTAAATAATCAAATGCTGTACCAGTGCCTGTATCTATAATATTTAAATTTGATGATGCTTTAAATTCTGCAATTTGAATTGAACCATCAGGAGATGTAACTGGTGCACATGCACTACATGTTGTAAAGAAAACGCTTTCTGATGTTGTTGATCTTGCAACTACAATACCTGAACCACCTGCTTTTGAACTCGTATCACCTGGATCTCTTGATGCACCTCCTCCACCACCTGTGTTTGCCGTACCAGCTACTGCACCACCAGAATTTTCATTTCCTCCAGCACCTCCACCACCTGCACCTCCGCTTCCACCAGCAGTAGAACCACAGGCACTACCACCTCCACCACCTGCAAAAGATGTATCAGTTCCCGTAATTGCGTTTGGTGCTCCTGCTCCGCCATTTTTTCCACATCCAGCAGCAGTTGCTCCACCTCCTCCACCACCTAATGAAGTTGTTGAAGATCCACCATTATTTCCTTGAGGTGGACTTACTGGAGGAGTATTTCCTGATCCAGCTGATAAAGATCCACCTCCAGGATTTCCTTTACCAGCTCCACCACCAGAACCACCATCAAGTCCATTAGAATTAGGTCCTCCACCACCTCCACCGGCAGTTGATGTTATAGTTGAAAATACTGAATTATTACCAGGATTACCTTGTCCGCCACCTGATTTTGCTGCACCACCTGCACCTACAGTTATTGCGTATGTTCCTAAACTTAAATCTAATGCTGTGCCTTGTAATGGACTTGGTCCAAAACCTGATGCACGATAACCTCCTGCACCTCCACCACCAGCTGCATTATCACCACCTCCTGCACCACCAGCGACTACTAAATAATCTATTGATGCTGTTCTTGTTATCCAATCGTCACTTTTAACTGAATCAAAAACTTCATTCATTGACCACACACCAGGTGCACCTTTTGCTGTAAAAGCCTGTTCTTGAATAACCACAACACCCGATCCACCATTTGCACCAGCAGAAGGAGGAGATCCAGCATATCCACCTCCAGCTCCACCACCAGTGTTAGCTGTTCCATTTTGTTGAGTTTGTGTACAACCACCACCTCTTCCACCACCACCTGCTCCACCAGTTGGTGTATTAGAATTATTATTTCCACCACCACCTCCACCAGCATATGAGACATCTGATCCTGTAATTTCATTTGGTGCTCCTGCACCTCCATTACCACCAGCTCCACCACCTGTACTTCCATTAGCACCTACAGCGGTTGCTCCACCACCTCCACCTGATGCTGTACCTCCAGGAGCGTGACCACCACTTCCTCCATTATTTCCTTGAGATGGACTTACGGGAGGTGTATTTCCTGCACCACCAGAAGCTACTCCAGAAGCAATACCTGGACCTCCACCACCACCTGAACCTCCAGCAGTTTCTGTTTGTCCACCACCTGTTGATGTAATTGTACTAAATGATGAGTTTGATCCTCCTGCTCCTTTACATGGATGTGAACCAGATGATCCACCAGCTCCACCACCACCAACAACAATTGAATATGTTCTATCTTTAACTATTGGAACTGCACAACCTCTTAACGGTGAAGGTCCAAAACCAGAAGCTCTATAGCCTCCAGCTCCTCCACCACCTGATGCGTATCCACATTTAGCTGACCCACTACCACCACCTCCAGCAACAACTAAATAATTTGCATTACCTGTTCTTGAAGCTGTGAAACATCCTGATGATGTAAAAGAAGTTACCTTAGCTGGTGTAGTTATACATTTTGCGCCTTCTTGAACTGGTCCTATTATTCCGCCATTAGCCATAGCTTATAGTACCTCCTACGCGTCGTCTATCGATTCATACGATACGAAAAGTTCTAAATCTG